TAGTACAGGTGTTTGTACACCATCTATAAAGTACTTATTACCACTTACGTTTTGTACAGTAACTGTAAATGTCTGGTTAGCTCCAGCAGAGTTAGAAACACTGTTTACATTTGTTATGTTGTTTCCAACGTTGTTAACATTAGTTACGCTATCAGCTACAGTGCTTAAATCACTCAGCACATCAGCTACAGCCAACGTGTTCATGTCAGATACAACATCTGATGTAGCTAACAAGTTCATGTCAGCAACAACATCATTAGTACCAAGTATAGCCATATCAGCCACAGCATCTGCTGTACCTAGTATAGACATATCTTCAACGGCTGCTGCTGTACCAAGTCTGCCTATTTCTGTTGCCTTACCAGCTACAGTTGTAACCTCTGTTGCTTTGGGAACTAATCTGTGGAATGTATATGTGTGTAGTGTGCTTGTAGACTCTACTATAAATCCGAAACCAGATGGTATAGTAGATGTCACTCCAGTTATAGTAATGTTAGCGTTATTTGCTAAGTTACCGTTACTTATAGTAAGTGTTGTACCACTAGGAACTAAGTTTGTAGAAGCTGCCTTAATACTTAATACGGCTGCTGACCCTGCCTGACCCTGTGGGTTAGTGTTAGGAAAGTGCTGCTCACTTTCTACAATATCAAAACCACCAACATCATTTACAATGTCAATAATCCTGTCGTTGATAGCTGCGGTTGTAGCAATCGTAGTATCGTTGTCAGGAAATGTTTGACCATCCTTAATTGTATCGCCAGAACTAATATTAAAGAATCTAGCATCAGCTGCTGCTGAAGTTAAGAAAGATGTATCGTTTGTTGTTGCAGATCCTTGCTCACTAGATGTTATAACTGTAGCACCATTTAACTTGTCTGATGTAATAGACCCTGCTGCATAATGCTCGTTATCTAAAGCTCCAGCAGCTATATGTTCAGAGTCTATACTGTCATCAGCTATCTTTGTACCATCTACGATGTCAGCTGCTAAGTGTACTCTGTCTATAGAACCATCTACATAGTGCTCTGAGTTAACTGCGTTATCTTCTAATTTAGTGCTGTCTATGATGTCTGCTGATAAATGCACACGATCAATAGATCCATCGGTATAGTGTTCGGAGTTAACTGCGTTGTCTGCTAGTTTAGTTCCGTCAATAGCGTCAGCTTCTAGTTTTGCTCTAGTTACTGCACCGTTAGCTATTTCAGTAGTTCCGACTGCATTGTCTGCAATTTTGTTTGACGTAACTTGTGAGTTTGCTATGTGTTGCTCGTCTATACTTGCGTCTACATAGTGTTCAGAATTTATACTGTCGTCAGCAATTTTTGTACCGTCTACAATATCTGCTGCTAAATGAACACGGTCAATAGACCCGTCTACATATTGGTCACTGTCTATAGAATTAGCAGACATATGTTCTAAATCAATAGAACCAGATACATAGTGTTCAGAATTTATAGAATCATCGGCTATTTTTGTACCATCTATAGCATCATTAGCTATCTTAGCTCTTGTTACATTAAGATCTTTTATCTTAGCAGTTGTAACAGCAATATCTCTTATATCAGAAGTTTTTATTTTTTGTTGCTGTTCTTGGTCAGCATATAAACTTTGATCTACATTATTATTTAGATCTCCAGCTCTAATAGATGAACCAGCAGCAAATACTGCTTTAGCTGAATCTACATCTGTTAATCTATAAATATGAATATCTACGCTCGACCCGGGAGCCGAGTTAAAAACAACGTTTGTGCCAGAAATGGAGTAGTCGTTGTTAGTACCACTTGTGTTTTCAGTTTTTAATACTCCGTCAAGTTCTACCTTAAGATCGGAGTTCTGTAATATTGGGAATGTGTACGCGTAAGTAGTGGTGGAACTATTACCCGTATAAAATTGTTCAGTTGTTGCCATTTGGTTTTACAAACGATTTGCTCGATCTTGGAGTCTTAAAATTTCTTCGACGTCTCCAAGTTGGGTGGCTTCTTTTATTTTTGCATTATAATATTGCTTTTGTTCAACATTACTACGATCTGAGATTCGACCAATAGCAAACGATTGTGCGTCTGATAATGCCTCACGTAGTCGTTGATGCAATAATATAAATTGTTTTCTATCTATTTCTGCACCAGTTTCAGCAGCTTCTTTATATGCAGCTCTAAATCTTTTACCGTCAGCAGAGTTCATAATTTTAGTAATGGCTTTTTTAAAGATTTTATCTTCACCCATTAATCTAGTAACTTCTGATCTTTGTGCTGAGGTTAGTTCAACACCGTTACCATCAGTATTTAACTGTGGTCTACCGTCAAACTCTACATCTATAAGAAACTGTTTTTCTGGAGACATACCTTCTCGTACCTTAAATACAGGTGCGTAGGCGTTCCATGCTCTTGTCCAGAAACTGTCTGGTTCTCTAACTTTACCACCATCTACCCAGTCATATGCAGCAGGAAGTTGTCCTTTTGAACCGGGGTTTCTGTTAGCTAAAAGTTGTGTAAATTCATTTTCTACTTCTTTGATTCCGGGACTCATTAATCTAGATAGCTCATTTCTAAGTCCACTACCCGGTACTAAACTACTACCAAAACTTGCAGTCCAACGAGCTGTTGCACTTGGGTTACCTTGTAGTACGTCGTACAATGGTTCTATACCAGCCAAGAATGTTTTGTTTGTTAAGTTAGCTGCTATCACATACATCATCTTTGCCATAGAAGTATCCATGCCATTAGTATCTAAAGTACCGTCAGACGCGGGTGTGTCAAAGTTATCCATAATGTCAGCAGTAACTGCAATCCAATCACTTATAGCTCCTAATCCTTCATAGCTATACCATTTACCATCCCAACCTTTGTAACTTCTAGGTTGCCAACCAAGTTGGTTTCTAGTACGTTGTCTAGTCTTATCGTAAATACCATTACCATGTAATCTATCAGAGGTAAACATAAATGCTGCACCTGATACGGCAAATGCACCTATAGCTTTTCTACCTTTTAATTCTGCACGTATTGTTTCATACGCCATTTCTAGCTTGTCATCAGCTAAACCAGTAATACCTCTTTGCTCTAGTAAGTTTCTAACATTGCTTATTGATTGATTAGCAAATGGTTCTCCATACTCATTAAATTGTTTAACAAACAAACCTAGTGGGTTATGTGAGCCAGTAAATTTAATCATGTTTGTTGCAGTACGAGGAAACATGAAGAAAGGTCTAAGTAATGGAAAACGTTTAATAATAGAGTTAAAACTATCAACAGCAGGACTGTCTAAGTTCATAGCTATTTCTTTAGACGCAAACTCTACACCTTTATCTGTAATCATTCCTGTATCATCAAACAATTCTCTGTAATACTTTTTATTTAATCTTTCAATACCTTTAGCTGATAGTTTTTTCTTACCAGTTCTTTTTATCATATCGTCATACACTTTACCTCTAGTTTCTACAGCTCCAATAAACGCTCTAGTAAATCCGTCAAACGCTGTCATAGAGTTAGCACTAAAACGTAACCATGGATGATTAGCTATATCATTCATAGCTTCTATCCTGTCAACAATTCCTGAAGGACCAAAGTTACCTGATTTTTCTTGTGCTTCTGCAAATGCTCTAAGAGATTTTATCTGACCTTCGTTCTTAATTGCAATATCTTCTCTCATTACATAACCTACAGAGTTAGGGTCTGTCCATGCTTTACGAAACACAAGCCTCATGTGATCGAAAGATTTTTGTACAGTATCACCTATACCTCCAAAATACATGTAACTAGCTCTTCTCATAATATCTACATCTCTTTGCGCTATAGCTCCGGCTAATGTAGCAATAGGTCTTTCTATCATCAAAGCCATGTTAGACGCAGCAGCTTTTAGTGGTGTACCAATAGCTGACAAAGTAGAGTTGTATATATTAGACCAAACACCTTGCATAAACATTGACTCATATTCTGGGTCTAAATCAATAAATGCTTTACGCATTATACCAGTAGAGTTCTTAAAATATCTATTTAGTTCAGCTATGTTATTAACTTTACCGTCAGTAAATTCATAAGCTAACATTAATGGTTTTAACATTTCTGGTCGCTCTGCATTTATTTGACGTATGGTGTCTATAGTTTCAGCAGATTCTTTTGTTATATTTTTTAAATTATCTAATGTTTCTTTGTTTGCACCTTCCATAAAAGCTAGTGCATTTTCCATAACCTTTTTCTTACCACCATGATTTCTAAAGTCTAACTTCTTCATGCGGTTCCAAAGGTTTATCATATTAAGTGCCCTACCTCTTGCGTAAGATGTTTGACCTTTTATATTCATTAGATATTGTAAACGATCTAAGACTTGTTCTTGTGCTTGTTGTACAGCAGCAGTACCATTCATTAATCTAGCACCTTCTGCCATATCTTTTACTTGGTCAGCCATAGACTTACCAACATAGGCTTGAGCACGAGCTAAGTCCATATTC